CTCAGGCGCACTTCATTATTTGTCCGTCCGGAAACCACTAAGTGGTCCCATCCGGGGTGTTCAATCTATGCTGCATGTGCAAAGCATCAATACCCAATCGCACTTCGCGCCTCATCCCCTAAATAGCCCTCATCCTCCTGTCGTATACTCATCGAGTTACTGCTGGGGCTTAGAGCTATATAGCGCAGGCTCGAATTTACTGTTACCGCTTGGATCAACTCCCAACTCAGGAGTCAATCTAGCTAGTAACGAAGGTTCTAAAGGGCTTCTTAATAAAGAATTAAGACGCCCCCATAGCTTAGCCATCAATAGAGGGTTACGAAGCAAGACTTTATCATCATCTTGCGGACGCAACTCCCCCGTTGCTGGATCTACTATCCGGATAAGCGCAAGCTGGTCCTCGATCCGACAGAAATGAATATGAATATCCTCTAAGACTAGAGGAATCTCATCCCATTTTAACTGCAGATCCATCGCCCACTTGTAAATATCCGTCAGCTCCTCCTCAATTAGCTGTAGTTCTTGATGATCCCGTTGGATCTTCTCGAAATACAGAATCATTGAGATCATGCTTTTGGTTCTATCAGATAGCTGGTCCTTCATTAAGGTAGGCATGCCAACGTCGAACTGAGACTTTTCAGAATCAAGGTCCAATCCGTTGCTGCCCTTAAAGAACCCGCCGTCTTGGAGGTGACCCATAGCCTTAGCAAACACATTTCACTGCGCCTGCTTTGCCTCTAGGGCGTCTCCTAAACGGTTCTGCTGAAAAGCAATGTAACCTCAGAGCACAGAAAGTCAGTTTGACTTACGCGACACCCGATCGATGCTGTGAAGCATCAATCAGGCCTCGAGCGAACTAACTCCAGGCTTCGGCGCCATTACCATCAGCACTAGGTTCTTTACTCTCCGTGGAAGCCTTGTTAAAGGTTTCGACAAGAGAGCCTTAACACGGTAACCGTACCCAAGTATATCCAGCAATTGCGCAATCCGAAGCCCGTAACGGGCCCCGAATTGAACAAGAGAAGATATACTCCCCCGGGCTGCAAAAAGCTCCTTGAAAGGAACGGGGGATGCATCGACCCCGGCGACAAAATACCGTTTAGCAAATTCCAATCCCCCATGAT